GGTAAGTTTGTAGAGTGGGTGCTTGGTAATGACCACACGAAGAAAATCATGACTGGTTCATATAACGAAATTCTATCAACAGTTTTCTCTAAAAATGTTCGTAACACTATTCAACAAAATAAAGCGGATGTGGATAAGATTGTTTACTCCGATATTTTTGATTCCAAGATTAAAGACGGAGATGCTGCGAAAAATCTTTGGAGTTTGTCAGATGGTTATAACAACTATCTAGCAACCTCTCCAACAGGGACTGCAACAGGTTTCGGTGCTGACATTATTATCATTGATGATGTTATCAAGAATGCTGAGGAAGCTAACAACGCGACTGTCTTAGAAAAACACTGGGACTGGTTTGTTAATACCATGCTTTCACGTTTGGAGTCGGGCGGAAAAATCATAATCAATATGACTCGTTGGCATAGTGAAGATTTAGCTGGACGGGCTTTACGTGAACTGCCTAAGAATGGCTATCGAGTAAAGCATATTAATTTCAAGGCTTTCAATGAACAAACGAATGAAATGCTTTGTGATGATGTTCTGACACTCGAAGATTATAAGCGCAAAGTAAAAACAATGGGTGCTGATATTGCCAGCGCCAACTACCAGCAAGAGCCAATTGATATAAAAGGGCGATTATACGGAGAGTTTAAAACATATAATGCTCGTTCAGAATATAAAAAGATTTGGAATTACTGCGATACTGCAGACACCGGGAAAGACTATCTCTGTTCGATTGTATGGGGCGAAACCTCAGACGGATTTGCGGATGTATTGGATATAATTTACACTCAAAAGCCGATGGAATACACAGAAAACGCGGTGGCCAATCAGTTAATTAATAACAGAGTGAATGCATCAAGAATCGAGCGCAACAATGGCGGTCGGTCTTTTGCTCGTTCTGTCAGGGATAAGATTCAAGGGAAAGTTGCTTGTGCTGTAGAAGATTTCTTCCAAGGGAATAATAAAGAAGCCCGAATTTATTCCAATAGTTATTGGATAGAGCAGCACGTTCGATTTCCCAATGACTGGAGAACTCGTTTCCCTGAATACTATCAAGCAATGACAACTTATCAGCGTGAAGGTAAAAATAAACACGATGATGCGCCCGATGCAACAACGGGAATTGCTGAGACAATGACAACTCGTAAAGCAAAACTAAAATCTTTCAAAGGAGGATTCTAATTGAAATACAAACCACCTAAATTAATGACATTTTCAAAAGATGAACCAATCACAGTTGAAGTGGTTACCAAGTTCATGGAAAAACATAAATTAGAAGTTGCTCGGTATGAGTACTTAAAAAATATGTATCTTGGAATCATGGCTATTGATGATGAACCGGCAAAAGACTCTTGGAAGCCTGACAATCGTTTAGCTGTTAATTTCACTAAATATATCGTTGATACTTTCACAGGTTACTTTAATGGGATTCCAGTTAAAAAGTCTCATCCAGATAAAGAAATACTTACTAAATTACAAGAATTTGATAATCTGAATGACATGGAAGATGAAGAATCAGAACTTGCAAAAATGGCATGTATTTATGGTCGAGCTTTTGAGTTTTTGTATCAAGACGAGGACACTCAAACGAATGTTGTTTATAATAGTCCAGAAAATATGTTTATGGTCTATGACGATACAGTCAAACAAGAGCCTTTATTTGCCGTGAGATATGGTGTTGACGAGGACAAAAAACTTCAAGGAGAAGTTTATACTCTACTTGAAACTATTAAAATCAGCGGAGAAAATGACGAAATTAGCTTTGGAGAAGGGACTTACAACCCATATCCAGATTTGCCAGTTGTAGAGTTCTATTTCAACGAAGAACGAATGAGTATCTTTGAATCTGTTATTTCATTAGTCAACGCTTTTAACAAAGCAATTAGTGAAAAAGCAAATGACGTTGATTATTTTAGTGATCAGGTTTTGGTATTCTTAGGTGCTGAAGTTGAAGAAGAGGACTTGAAAAACATTCGCAGTAACCGTGTCATTAATTACTATGCCGATGGTGAAGGAAAAAATGTGGATGTTAAATTCTTAGAAAAGCCTGATAGTGATTCTCAAACAGAAAATCTATTGGACAGACTAACTAAATTAATCTTCCAAACAACAATGGTTGCGAATATCTCTGATGAATCTTTCGGGTCATCAAGTGGTGTCTCGTTAGCTTACAAGCTTCAAGCAATGAGTAACCTAGCTCTGTCATTTCAACGTAAGTTCCAATCTTCTTTGAATAGTCGATACAAACTATATTGTGAGTTAAGTACGAACGTTTCAAACAAGGAAGCTTGGAAAGATATTGAGTACACTTTTACACGCAATGAGCCAAAAGACATTAAAGAGCAAGCTGAAACTGCTAATATCCTAAAAGGGATTACTAGTGAAGAAACTGCTTTAAGTGTCATCTCTGTTATCCCAGATGTCCAAGCTGAAATGGAGAAAATTAAAAAAGAAGATTCTTCTATACCTATGTTTGACCAGGACAAAAAACCTAGTGAAAAGGGAACAGAGGTTCCTGAAGCAAATAAGGAGTAGCTTATGAAAACTCCTGATTACTGGAAAAAACGTGAGAAAGCTTGGCAAGAGCAACAAATCAAAGATGACACAAAACGCATGAAGCAAATCATGGATAAGCTATTTGAAGCTCAAGAAGCCATTCAAAAAGAAATCAATGCCAACTGGCAGAACTTTGCGAATGGTCAAGGAATTTCTATTATTGAAGCCATGAAACGTGCGGATAAGATGGACGTCAAAGGATTTGAAAATAAAGCCAAAAAGTATGTTAAAGAAAAAGACTTTTCGCACCAAGCAAATCAAGTATTGAAACTTTATAACTTGACCATGAGAGTGAATCGTCTAGAACTTCTGAAAGCAAATATTGGCTTAGAATTGATTGCTGTATTTGACGATTTGGACAAATATTTCTCAAAGAATTTAACTTCTGCAGCTCTCACAGAATTTGAAAGACAAGCCGGCATACTTGGCTTAAGTGTTCCCAAGAATGGTTATAACAGTCTAGTTGAATCAGTTCTTAATGGAAGTTATAAAGTTGAAGGATTTGCCAGTTTTTCTGATAAGCTTTGGCAATATCAATTTGAATTGAAAGCTGATATTGAAAAACTTCTCATTCGTTCAGTAACTGGTGGAATCAATCCGAAAGCACTAGCCCCACAACTTAAAAGGCTGATGACTGAACAAGGAAAACTTAATGCCACATACAACGCACAACGATTGCTTGTATCAGAAACAACACGAGTTCAGACAGCTATTCAAGAAGAAAGCTATAAAAAAGCTGATATTGAAAGTTATGAATATATTGCTGAACCGTCAGCTTGTCCTATCTGTGGGGCATTGAATGGTAAAATTTTCAAGCTTAAAGATATGTCGCCTGGTATTAATGCACCAAATATGCATCCGTTTTGTAGATGTAGCACAGCACCGTATGTTTATGATAAAGGTTTCTGGGATGATTTACTTGATAGAAAAGTAATCAGTCAAGACGAATACAAGCAAGCGTTTGATGACAGGGTAGAAGCTGACAAAGCGATTGAAGAATTGCGCAGAAAAAGAAAAGGATAGATTTCAATGAATAATGAACCAAAAAAGGCTGTAACTGGACAGCCTTTTAGTTATAAAGTCAAAGGGATTGATTCCCCAGAGACATTGTCGGGGATAATCAGTCGTCAGATGGAGCAGTTAAATCGCCATTTCCGCTGACACCTAAAACATCTTCCGCAAAAATTGTCAAGGTACCATAGGACTCAGAGTTATCAAGTGTCCTAACATTTTTCAAATGTATTAAGCTTATTTCTTCAGAAACTTTATCTGTTTTACTCTCTGAAAAAGTCATTTCCCAAGCTTGGTTTACAAAGTCTGTTTCAAGTTCGCTTGAAGATACAGGTTTGCCAATATACGTACCATTGGAAGTCAAAACCACTAATTCAGCATCTGAATCGTTTTTCTGATTAGCTACCAAAATCAATGTGTACCAGAACTTGATGTAAGCATTTTTTATAGAACTCAAATTATTTTTCCTTTCTACTAGATACTAGGCAAATGAGCCAGTAATTCAATTATAGCAAATAAACTTTTAAACCCGTCGAATTCCATGGGTTTTTCTTATGTCCGTTTCCGAACGTTGTGGACACTAAATAAAACACGAGAAAATCAGACTCCCAAGTCTTTAAATGCGAGTAGGAGGAACCAGAAATGGAACAAACAGAACTTTTACCCCTTAATTTGCAACTGTTCGCAGAAGAAGCAGCTGATGAGACGTCTGAAGTTGGTTCAGAAACTGAAACAGAAACAAACGAAGAAGAGCAACAAGAACAATCAACTGACAATGACAAAATTGTCGAAAAGCTTCAAAAACGAATCGGAAAAGAGCAGGCTGAAAAAAATGAAACAAAAACACAGCTTGACCAAGCGCTGGCTCGTATTGAAGAACTTGAAAAAGGTGGCAAAAAGTCAGTTAAAGAAAAATCTGACGAAGAAAAAGCTGCCGAACTTCAAAAAGCTAAAGACGATGAAATCGCAAGCCTTAAAGCACAAATCAAAATTTCAAACATTACCAGTCAAGCTGACGAAGTATTGAAAGAAAGTGGAATTGCTTTAAGTGCTGCGGAGTTAGGATTGTTAGTTGATGTTGATGAAGAAAAAACTTACAGCAATGTAAAAACTTTCCTCAATTTGCTTGATAATCAACGCTCACAGTGGGAAAAAGCACGAAACACAGGAACAACGCCTAAACGTGTTCCGGGTAATGTAATATCAGTCGATAAAGATAAATTTGATTCGATGACTTATGCTGAAAAAGCTGAATTAGCAAAATCAAATCCAGATGAATTTAAAAAATTAACAGGAGGCTATTAAAATGTCAAAACAAAAAACAACACTTGCAGACTTAGTAAATCCAGAGGTGCTTGCACCAATTGTTTCATACGAATTGAATAAAGCACTTCGGTTTGCACCTCTTGCACAAGTTGACACAACACTTCAAGGACAACCAGGTAATACTTTGAAATTCCCAGCTTTTACTTATATTGGCGATGCTGCTGATGTTGCAGAAGGCGGAGAAATTTCGTTAGATAAAATCGGAACTACTACTAAGTCAGTAACAATTAAAAAAGCTGCAAAAGGTACAGAAATCACGGATGAAGCCGCATTATCTGGTTATGGTGATCCAATTGGAGAATCTAATAAACAACTTGGGCTATCTCTTGCAAATAAAGTCGATGACGACTTATTGAGCGCAGCTAAGACTACCTCTCAAACTGTTTCTACTAAAGCAAACGTTGACGGGGTTCAAGCTGCATTGGATATCTTTAATGATGAGGATGCACAAGCCTATGTTCTTATCGTCAATCCTAAAGATGCGGCAAAAATTCGTAAAGATGCAAACGCACAAAAAATTGGTTCAGAAGTAGGAGCAAATACTATTATCAACGGAACTTACGCTGATGTTTTAGGTGCTCAAATTGTACGATCTAAAAAACTAGCTGAGGGTTCAGCTCTAATGTTCAAGATTGTTTCAAATAGCCCAGCTTTGAAATTAGTTTTAAAACGTGGAGTTCAGGTAGAAACTGACCGTGATATTGTTACTAAAACAACTGTAATTACTGCAGATGAACATTACGCAGCATATCTCTATGATTTAACAAAAGTTGTTAATGTCACATTTACGCCTGGTGTATAATGGGACGGCTACTAAGTCGCCACTTGCATAAATATGAAAACATAAATGCGACCAAGCAAGTGAAAAATGATGAACTAACGACGCTTACCGTTAATCAGCTAAAAGAGCTTCTTGAAACTAAAGGGATAGAATATACAAAAAACGATAAGAAAGAAGATTTGATTTCAAAATTAGGAGTTGCTTATGGCTATCACTGATGATTTAAAAAAGCTTTTAGGCGGTTCATCGGATGAGCGCTTGGAAGTAATCGAAAAACGCACTCGTGACCGTTTATTGCTTATTCTTGGTTCTGACATTGAAGAAGTACCGCCAGAACTCGAATATGTTGTTTTGGACGTTTCCTTGAAGCGTTTTAACCGTATCGGACAAGAAGGCATGCAGTCCTACTCACAAGAAGGATTAAGCATGACCTTTTCAGAATCTGATTTTGATGAGTATGCCGATGAAATTGAATCATGGCGAAAATCTAAAGAAACAGAAGGAAATAAAAAAATTGGGAGGTTCAGATTGTATTGAGATATTTAGATGAAGTTACTTTTATCAAAGAATCGCCTGACTCCCATTATGATCCTGATTTGGGCGAATGGGTTGAAAAGGAGCCCACCAGAACTGTTTTTAGTGCAAATATCACTGATATTGGAACTGAGAGAAGTATAAAAGTTTTTGGAGATATTAAACAAGGGGCAAAAGTCATGCGAATGATGCCCCTTTTTACTATGCCAGAATATGATTACATTGAGTTTGATAATAAAAAGTGGGCTTTAATGACTTACCGCAATCCAAGTGAGCGAAACACTTTTATTTTGCAGGAGGTAAGTCAATGAAATCTAGCTTATCCATAAAAGGGATTGACCAGCTTGTAAAGCATTTGGATAAAGCAGCATCTTTAAAGGATGTTCAACAAGTTGTAAAGTCTAACACTTCAAATATGACAGCGAATATGCAGAAACTTGTTCCAGTTGATACCGGATATATGAAACGATCCATAAAAATGGAGTTGACAGAAGGTGGATTCAGCGGACAAGCTGGACCACACACAGATTATTCCGCATACGTTGAATATGGAACTCGTTTTCAATCTGCTCAACCTTTTGTAAAACCAGCTTATAATGAGCAAAAAGGCGTATTCATTAAAGATTTAGAAAGGTTACTCAAATGATTAAAACTCGAGACCAATCAATTTTTGACGAATTGTTCAAACGAATACAAGCTTTGGGGTATACCGTTTATGATTATAAGCAAATGAATGAAGTGGGCTATCCATTTGTTGAAATGGAAAGTATTCAGATAATTAATGAACCAAATAAAACAGATATCAAAGGCACAGTAAGTCTTTCATTGTCTGTTTGGAATAAAGCCGAAAAGGCAGGTCGTGTACTAGCTTCAAACATGGCAAGTAATATATTTAATCAAGCATTGAATATAAGTACCACAGATGGCTATTCTTGGTCTTTGAATTCACAAGCAAGTACTATTCAAATGCTGGACGATATAACAACACATACGCCTCTTAAAAGAGCGTTGATTAACTTAGAATTTAGACTAAGATAGGAGATTTAATATGGCAGAATTAACAGCCAAACAAGGGAAAGATATTATCTTGCTCTATCGTGTGCTTAGTAAAGCATCAAAAGAAGCCGCTTGGAAACTTGCATTCCAAACAGAACACTCGAATGAAAAAACTCGAGATTACAACACTACAGCAACTAAAGATGGACCAGTTGGTGCTCTTGCAGAAGTTGAATATAGTTTGTCTGCCACATCTATTGCAGCAAATGGTGACCCACATCTTGACGAAATGGACAAAGCGTTTGATGATGCAGAAATTATTGAAGTGTGGGAAATTGATAAAGCTGAAAAAGCAACTGGCGGATTAGACACAGGCAAGTACAAAGCGAAATATCTTCGTGCTTATCTTACAAGTTTCTCTTATGAACCTAACTCAGAAGATGCGCTTGAATTGAGTTTAGAATTTGGAGTGTTCGGTAAACCTCAAAAGGGCTATGCCACACTAACTACTGAACAAGCTAATGTTGTTCAGTATGTCTTCAAAGATACTGTTACGGGATAAAGCTGAAAATGTTACTGGCTCTGCCTGGAGTACAGTTGTAGAAGTGACAATTTAAATACTATAAACAAAAGGCTAGAGATTCGCTCTAGTCTTTATTTTTTAAGGAGAAATCAAAATGGAATTAACAATTAATGGTAAACAAGTT